GTTTAATTGATCTCTCTTTTTTCTAATATCCAACGCCGATTTACCGTGATATTGTCTTAATGTGTTTTGTGACAACTCATCAACTTGCTCAACTTCTTCTTTGTTCAAACGTTTCTTTGCTTTAAGAATGTTTACATTTGAACGTGTAGCAGTTCTCGATGCAGCATTGACATCTCTCTCTAGTTCACGTTTCTTAGCGTCATGGTCAAATTGATGTTTAAGAGGAGCATCAAGGGAAGGTTTGTTCCTTTGGTGCTTGCGTAGAGCATCACGTGCATCAGCTACAGCATTTCTATTAGACTCGTGATCATCCGATTTTTTATCTATGTAAGAGCGCAAAGTACTTTTTCTTAGCTCGTCAATCTGTTCAACTTCTTCTGTTGCATATCCATAACGCTTAATATCATTGCCATGCTTGTGCAGCGTAGTAAGAATCTTATCTCTAGGATCGGTGTCAAGTTTACTAATTTGTTTATGAAGAGATTTGTGATCGCCAGCTTTCATGTGCTTTGCGGCTTTTTGGAAATCAGCTTTATCCATACCGCCATACGCATTGGCGTATTTGCTTAGTTCTGCTGCGGCAGATTTCATATCTTCAGCAATCTCTTCACGCTTATCTTTTTTGATTGCTTCATCAAGATCATCATCATCTTTCTCGCGACCCTGTGCTTTGTCGCGGAAGACCTTTTTCATCTCCGCATCAGTAACACGTGACACACCAGTAATCATTGATGGTTGTTTTACAATCTTACGTAGATTGGCTTTAACTTCACCAGGTGATTTTGCCTTCACATACATCGTGGGCAAACCTTCTACTTCTACTTCAAAGGTTGTTTCTTCACCAAGTTCAACTTCTTCTTTATTATATTTCTTTTTCAAATAACCAGTAACTTTACGATCGTATTCACCTTTAGGTTCACGAGTAACTTTAGTTTTCTCACGATCCATCATCCGACGAAGTCGAGCAAGTTTATCCTGGTCGTTAGTCGTAAGACGTTTCTCTTTCTCTTTTTCCAGAGATGCGGCATATGCGGCTGTTGATTCTTTTACCGGTTTCTTATCCAGTTGTTTCTTCAACCCCATTTTAGCTAAATGCTTAGCAGCAGATGGACCATAACCCTGTTTACCGGGTGTGGCCACTTTCTTTTTAAGATAAGGGCCTTCGAATGGTGGTTGCTCACCAGTTGCTTCTTTTTGGTCTCTTTTTGCAGACAAATAAGCAGCAATGGCTTGATCCCTACGCTCCTTGGCAGATTTACCTTTAAATTGCGGAGCATCTGATTTTTTAAAATCATCAATCCACGCACCCATTCCATCTGATACTTTTAATGGCATTTTATGTCCTCATCCCTTGGTGTTCTTGTTAATTGTTTTGGTATCACTTAATCGAGCTCTATCTAGCATTCGATCGTGTCTTTTGGCATCAGTCTGCTTTTCCTGATCAATTCTTTTCTTGACCAAATCAACAGCAGAAGTTGCTTCATAAGCTTTACCAATTTTTGTATGTTGCTTTTCTTTTTCGCCTTTAGCAAACATTTTTTTGGTAATATCTTTTTCAGTGCCAGCAATTTCATCCGGAGTGTATTTATCCAGATTATCTACATCGCCATCATTGTCTTTATCAAACCGCATTTTGGCATGACCCATCATGTGTTTTAATGACAGTGTGGGGTTTAAAGCATGTGGAACTTTTTTAACTGCTTCCAACCACATTCTTTTAGATTGACCATCCTGGTCTATTATAACATAATTTGAGCCAAGATGTTTAACAGTTGCAACTTTATTTGATTCGATGATCTTTACTTTGTCACCAACTTTAAAAAGATCACCCTGAATATATTTTTCTCTAGTCTCGGAAACCTTTTTGAGTTTAATATGGTTATTAAAGTCAGTAGTCTCTGTAAGACCCATACCAGATCTAACAGCATTAAAAATGCCCTTAGCATCCTGATTATTCATGCCTTTAGGTAAACCCTGGGCAAATCTTGTGAAGTCATTAGACTTAGCAAATTGTCTTTGTTTGGTGGCAGATGCACCACTTACTGCGTCACCATCTGGATCTCTTTCACCAGCAGATTCAACATTGATGCGAGCAAAGTTATAGAAACCATGGCGACCCTTAACGCCATTATATTGCTTTAAACGAAGGTCCATTTCATTAATTCTATCGGAACCTACTACCATGACAAGATTTTTATAACCTTCGTCATATAGTGCACTTGCTGCTTCAAGGAAAGTTTTAACCTTGGGGTTCATCATCACAGATCGTGCATGACGAGGAAACATCTTACGGACAAATTTTATTTTGTCTTTATATGATAAAGGATTTTTAACTTTATCCTGTGATTGTGATAGGTATACACGGTATGGATTATTACCTGCTTTTTCTGATAGTTTTTTCAGCAGACTTTCATGACCAATAGTAGGAGGATTCATTCTACCAAAGGTAAAATAAACTGTCTTTTCCTCTTCAACGAGGTAATTTTTGAATGAATTAATCATTACTGGATGCTCGGCGCTTTCGTTCAACTTCATTCTTACGGACTTGAGGATACAATTTCCGTGCAATCATTTTAATGCGCTGCTTGATAGCAGGTTTCTCAAGGCGTTTCTCAATTTCAGCTCTACGCTGATATGTCAAATCACCCTTAGGAATATCTTTAGTAAGTTTCTTAAAGATTGCCATACGCGCTTGTCTGATGGCTCTTTTCTCTAACTTATCTTTAGAGGCCATACGACGCTTGGCTCTTGCTCGGCCGAGTGCAATCTTACCTTTGTATTTTGTCATTTGCCGCTTGCGTTGTAAACGCTGGGGCACTGTTAGAGCTTCTGTCTCAACTTCTTCGCCGATGTGACGTCTACGTTGTGCTCTATATTTGATAATGTCCGGTTCACCCGGTCTGTAGTCAACTACAATAAAGTCTTTAAAATCTAACATCATGTCCTCGTTGGTTTATCCCATCCTTTTAATATATCCTGTGAGAAGTTGGCGTATGAAAATTCCATACGGTCAACGATCTTCACTGCATCACCACCAAGTGTGTCTATTGCCACAAACCCTTCCTGGCCAGTAACCCTAAAACCATTTTTAGTTTTAAGAAATGTTTCTGTTGAGGATAGTTTGCTTAATATATTTATAAGTTTTAATTTCGCTAATATAATAACTTTTTGAAGATCAAACATTAATTTCAAGTTTTTCTTGTTGGATACCGAGAAAAATTTTAGCGTATCTTTCATCTTTAAAGCTTGTGATTGTTTACCTTTTTCACTCTTTGCTTTATCAATTTCTTTTTGGTATTTATTTTTAATATATGCAATAAGATTATTTACATGTTTATTTGTGTCGGTAACCACAGTACCAGAGCGAACAAAAGTATTATTAAATGTCTCAACCGTCTGCGCAAGTTTTTGATTCTGTTCAAGTTCTCTTAATGTTGTACTTGCAATTGAATTAAAAATCTTACCAGCTTCTGATAGGTAATCATTAACTTCTTTGGTATCGGCTTTTGACATTGTATACTTGGTCATGTCTTTGAGCATAGCATCTTGTGACCAGACCTTAGTTGATTTTTTAAACTTTGTGACATCAACACCATATGATGCCTTAAGTGTTTCAAAGCTATTACCAGTATAGGTAGTATGCCAAACAATACCAATTTCTGCTGCTTTTACTGCTTTGGCAGCATCGGTATTTGCGGGTACTGCATAGACAAGTGTATTTGGATGGAACGTCACATAGGATTTGCCATTAATCTTTTCTGTATTTACATCTGCTTTAGAGAAAAGAAAATCACCTTGAATAATACCTTTAATACCAAGAGCCGGTAGATGTTTCAATGCAGCTTTAAGCTTCTCAGCCAAGTCACCACTTGTATCAGCATCAACATCCGCTGGGGTTTTATATACCTTGGGATTCTTATTAAAGATACCTTTCTTGGCTACAAAGAACTTTCCATCACTTGGATCGGTGCCAACAAATATTGCTGGTGCACCATCCCATTTTATAGAGATCTTACCTTCATGGGTTCCGGCCAACATATCTCTAAGAGAACGAAGAGCAATGATTGCTTCACGAGTACCTTTGACACCACCATAAAGGACTTTGTCCTCTATATGGGGCATATGAGTATTCTTCTGTTCGGTAATAAATTCACTAAAATTCATATTGTATTGCTCACCAATATTATATCAAATGCTGCAGTAATTTTGGAATTATTTGCTCTGCATTTTGCTCTTATGTCAATGTCGGATTTCTCTGGTATTGCAGTGGGTACTGTAAATTTATAATTATACGGCATACCGGTACCAGCAACCTCGGCGGTGTGGCCAATTCTGAACGCTGTTTGTCCATAATAATGTACATACATTTCAATTGTAGCATCACCACCATATTGAATTGAAGCAGTACCTTGCATTAGATAACCAGTGTAACCTGCAGGAATTGTATAAACGGACATTAGTGTTTGAGCTTTACCAGCAGTAATGCGTGCCACTAAAACCCCACCACGTAGAATATTAATATTACCAACATTCGTCGTGCTATCATAATAATAGGCTCTATATACTCTAGCAAAAGTTTTTGTACCAGTAACTGTACCAGAACTTGAAATAATAAAATCTTCTTCAATTAAATTAAAATTAGCATCAAGTCCGTATACTTTTACACTGTCACCACTATCTGCTGGGTTTACTGCAGGAATAGTTAATACACCAGGTGTGTTAAAAGCACTCCATGGATATAAGGTATCATCAACATCCCAAATAGTGCCGGTTGCATTTATTGACATTGCAGGGACGGCACCAAACTTATGGATACTTGATACACCCTTTACGTTGCCACGAGCAATATTTAAAAAATCATCTTCAATATATTTTGCGCCTAGTCCCATTTTATTATTCCTTACTTGTGTGTGAAATCACACATTAATCGAGTAGGATAACCGTCAGAACCTTGGGTATCCCTCATATTGAGTTTAAATTTATACGAACCTGATTCAAATTCAATATCAACACGTTTGCCATTACCACCCTTACCACCATAGTAAATTGTGATGGGTGAAGTAATCTTTGCGGCTTTTTTCATTGCCTCTTCGCTCATCTGTTTACTCAGAATTTTCTTACCCATTTTATGAACAACATGGTAATTATATCCGATACCAGATTGCAAGAGCTTAGAGATTGCTGTTTTATTGTATGGTGCTGATTTATCAATAGAGCCCTTTGATTTGCCGTTAAACACTTCACAGAACTTAACTGGATCAATGCCAAACATACCAAGTAATTTCAAACCGTCTTTATTAGAAATACTACCTGTTTTAATATCAGCAGGACTTAAAATTGTTCTCACACCTACGTTAAAGAATGTGGTAGTGCCGCCAAGCTTCAAGCTGAGGTAAATCTCTTCCTTATTCTTTGTAAGTGTAATATCCGTTACTGATTTACCGACGTTAAATCCGGTACCTTTGGGATTGGCAAGAGTAATATCCTTGCCGAATGTAAGTGGGCGTTTAGTATTCTCACCACCAACGACATCAACTTTAAATGTTTTTGCTTTAGATAAACCATAGGTTTTATCCAGGTCTTTAATCACTGCCAACATTTCAGTATCGTTAACTGGATTACCTGCCCACCAATCCATAAGGGCAGCGGCAAATTGTGGTTCAAACAAATTACCTCTATTATTAGCACCTCTATTACCAGAAGAGCCATTGCCAAACTTAATTTTAATCTTCTTAAGTTTCGCACCCTTCTTAATGGTTTCAATATCAGTAACGCCAGAGAATGCACGTGCCACATTCACTACGCCTGGGATATTCATATCAACGTTAATAGGACTTTCAATGGATTTATCAACCGATTTAAGGTAAGTATAAAGATTTAAAATATCGGTTTTATTCTCGGCCGGAAATGATTTAAGACTTTTGTCTATCTCTCCAACGGACTTGGGAAAGAATGAGTACATTTCTGAGAGGTATCCTTTAAACGTTTTCATTTTAATAAGTGATAATGATTGAACCTACTATATTTATACATTTTTTGAATACAATAAGAAAAGGGGCCGAAGCCCCAGTCCTTATGCCATTTCGGCAAAATCAACTGCCGCATTGAGCGCTAGTCGTTTTCGCAGTTGGTTAGAACCATACCAACTTGAGTAGAGTCGGTTCTCTTGGCTACGGCCTTGCAAGTGGTCAGTCATAAAGGTGACTGAGTTAAATGCCTGCCACCAGGTACCCTCAGCAAATTTCGCACCAGGTTGAGTCTCTAGAACATCAAAGGCCTGTTTTGCAGGACGTGAGAGTGTTTCGGCTGATAAAGCCATGTCACGGATTCGTTTATCAGATGTCCGTGGGAATACCGTATTGTAGTATTCAACCAATGAATCCATAGTGAATCGTTTACTGCCCAAGAACTGAGCCATCTCTTTGTACTTAGAGAACTTTTCGTGAGCAATGCCCAGTTGTTCTTTTACCATATCGCCGTTGAACTCAGTACGGTGGCCGACACGAACACCACGTTGGGTTTCTTTTTCCAGAGCCAGTGTCAGAGTGTTATTACATACGACACGGATAGGAGTAAAGCGAACATCAATTGACTTACCATATTGATGTGGGTTAGAAAATAATAGAAAAGATTCAACTTCGTCACCTTTAAATAATTCAAAAGATTCTTTGACCTTAGCCAAAGCCCAGATCATCTGTCCACCCTTGAGTGAACCTGCCGTATGCATCTCCATATCGCCGGCGTATACATACTCAGAGAAGAACTCAAAGGCCTGCTCATTCTGAACTGGTTTCCAATCAGCACCCACATTAGTGAGAACTTTGCCATCAGTGCCCCGAACTAGGGATTTTTGACCAGTAGGGATTTTTTGGTCATTGAATTCAATGAAGCTTTCAACTTCATGTACGGTCCAGTCGCAACCGGCCTTTTTCATCATCTGTGTAGGAGACAGGTCATTGGAGACCTTTTCACCCAAACCATGCCATGGGGTTTCACCAGCGTATGCCATTGTTTCCATCATATGTGCCATTACAAATACTCCTTAGTTGTGTTGGTCATAGATGTATTATAACACAGCTAGTTTAAAAGTAAATACTTTTTTGTAATACTTTCGTATAAGAATGCACAAATAGGCAAAAAAGTTTTGGTGATACTTTCGTATTTAATACAAAAGTTTTAAT